TCATCACCACGATCTGCGTCAGGAACTGCCGGGCGAAGTCGGCGAACGCTTCCTTGCCCGACTTGGCCCCGGTGGCGATGGCGGTGAAGGCGGCGGAGAGGCCCTGGTGCAGGCCGATGGCGACTTGCGACCCGATCCGCCCGAGGGAGAGGACCTCATCCTTGATGAGTGCGATCTGCGCGGTGAATCCCGCGCTGAAGTCGTCGCCCTCGATGGCCTCGAATAGGTCGCGCAGCCGCTTCGCTTCGTCTTCGGCGGGGATCGCATCGACGGCGTCGAGCAGCCCGGCGTTGATGCGGTCCATCATGTCCACGACGGGCTCGAAGTTCTACCGGAACCCCACAGCCGCGAGCGTGAGCGCTTCCACCTCCGGAGTAGGCAGGGCCGCGACGACATTGGGCGGGAGCGTGCTGGCCGCAGGTCCCTCGAACGACGTTCCGCCTGACGTGCTGTCGCCGGGTCCGAGGAACGACGTTCCGCCAGCGGTCGACTTCGCGCCGCCCGCGCCCCTCTGCGCCGCCTCGATCTCCTCCGCAGCGCGCACCCAAGCGTTCGCCGCAGCGGAGGCCGCGAGAGTCATGTCCGCGGACGCGCCGCGGAGCTCCGACTTGGCGAACTGCGCGAACGACTTAAGCTTGTCCCGCGCCGACTCCAGGGGACCGGAGAGGCCGGCCGGGAGCTTGCCAGTGACTTCGAGGAACGCGACCGCCACGAGGGACACGTTCGCGACGGTTTCGCCGAATCCCGCCATCGCGCCGGATGCGGCGAGGACGGCGACCTGTGTGGCGCGAACCGCAGCAACGATGACCTTCGCCGTCGCCTTCGACACGGCGGCGACAGTCTTGTGCTGCACCTCGATGTCGCCGAGGCTCGACAGCCAGGGGTTGAGGAGCTCGTTGAATAGCTGCCCCTTGAAGACGTCGACAACGACGCCCGCTCGCTCCAGCGCGTTCTGAGCCGTGTCGCGCACCCGGTCGAAGTTCTTGGCGACGGTGCCAGCGGCATCGGCCTGCTCGTCGAGCGACTCGCGGAACTGCGCGCCGTCGTCGGCCATGAGCTTGAACGCAACGCCGAGGTTCTCCCCGGTGATGCCGAGTTGGTTCAGCTTGTCGGCGCTGCCTCCCGTTGCGATCCGGAGATCGTCCATGAACTTCGCGAAGCCCTGCGCCGCCAACGACTCCTTGCTGAACTCGAACGCGATGCCAGCCTCGCGCCCGAACTCGCGCGCCTTCTCCTTCGTGACGTCCGTCGCCTTCGACACGGCGAGGATGATGTTCCGCAGCGACGTGAACGCCTCTTGCGGCTCCTTCGCCTTGGACACGAGCGAGAGCGCGGCGAAGAACTCGTCAAGCGCCAGGCCCGCGTCGGCCGCCTCGGTCGCGACCTTCGGGATGAAGCGCGCCATCTCGCCGAGCGTGAGGATGCCGCCTTCCATCGCCTTGAAGAGTCGATCGTTCACCTCTGCCGACTTGGCGACCTCGCGCCCGTAAGCCTGCTGCACGCGGATCACGGCCTTGCTGACCTCTCCGAGATCGGCGTTACCGGCGGCGGCGGTCTTGGCGGCGGCGGCGGTGTTCTCCAGCGACTGCGTCACCGAGTCGCCGGCCGACTTGAACCCGAAGATGGCGGCGGTCACCTCGGCGAGCGGCCGGCCGGTGTCGAGCGCGATCTGGCGGGCGCCGGTGCGGATCTGGTCGAGCGACGCGAACGCATCGTCCCCGAGCGTTCCGATCTGCACGAGGTCGGCCTCGAAGCGTGCGCCTACGCGGGTGATCTCGCGAGCGGCCCCGATGGCGGATCGAGCCATCTCGACGAACGCATCCGCCCCGAGCTTCACGGCGCTGGTGAGGGCGAACACCGACGCCACGGCCGCGCCGCCGATGGCGCCCGCGAACGCGCTGCCGCCGATGGTGTTTCCCGCTCGACCAGCCTCGGTCCCGATCTTCCGGGTCGCGTCCTGGCCGAGACCCTCCAGCTTCTTCAGGTCGCGCAGCAGCTTGTCGAGGTCGGCACGTACCTCGACCCGGGAAGTGCCGAGTACGCCGAGGTCGGTTCCGCCAGCCATCACGCATCTCCCGGGATCGCGTCGAACTCCGCGCGCATGTCGGCGAGGGAGCCGTCAGCGAGCGTGCGTTTACCCATGATTCTCGCACGCTCGGAATCGAACCCGCCGAGGCCGACCTTGCTCTGCGCGCGGATCCAACAGCGGACGCCGAACCACGCGGCGAACATCAGTTCATCGCGGCGCTCATCGCGCTCTTCCTCGAATGCTTGCGCATAGAGCACGACTTCGCACTGCGACATGTCCCACCACCGCTCGGGATCGAGCCCGATGCGGATCGCATTGCGCTCGGCCGCTACCCAGTCGGTGCGGCCGTCGCGGATGCAGGCTCGGGCGCCGGCCGGGGCGTCGGAGCCGGAGGAGGGTCCAGGGCGGGGGCGCTCCTGTCCATCCCGTGATGCAGGGCGTATGCCGTGAAGAACGCCGCACAGATCGCGGTGGTCGCGGCGGGTCCGCCGCCGAGAGCGTCGGCCACGTCGTCGATCAGGTCCGCAGTGTCGCGCATGGTCCACTCGGCGATGCGCTTCTCGCGCCGGTAGCTCGCTTCGATGGACAGCGACGTGTGTCGGCCCCGATGCTGCGCCCCGACCAGCCCCGACCGGAAGATCACCGCGAGTTCGTCACGCCGGATCGTGGGCTTGCGCTTCTCGCTGGGATCACCGGACACCCCGAGCATCTCCGCCCAATCGACTTCGAAGTACGGGCAGTCGAAGTGGTCCTCGATCAGCGCGAGCGAGCGTTGGGTGACCTGGATGGGGATCTCGTGCTCGCCGAATTGCAGCACGGAGTATGGCTTGCGTGGCATGCCTCCATTTTCGCATACGGTCAGATGTGGTCAGTCGGCCTTGGTGAAGACGATGTTCTCGACGGCGGTTCCGTTCATCCAGCGGTCCACTGGTCCCCGCCCGGAGCCGCCCTGAATGTCAGACATGTCGACCCTGACGCGGTACCAGGTGTATCTCCCCACGACCTCTCGGTAGCGGATCAGGATCGGGGCTCCGGCACGCACGTACACGACCTCGGACATGGCGACGAACTTCTCGTGGGTCGTGAGGTTCGAGGCATCCGCCGTCGTCCAGACGGTGACGCCTCGCGGGGCACGGTAGCTCCGGCCCGGCACGAGGTGGCGGCCCTTCGCGGTCGGGCTCGCCGCCTCCGACTCGATCTCCGCTTTCCGCGCCGCCGACGGCGTGTACTCGCTCGCCCCCTGGAACTCGCCCACGACGCCCATCGTGAACAGCGCGCCGCCGCCGCACACGATGAGCACGGCGACGATCGATCCGAGGACGCAGCCCGCCCCGAGGCCGAGCACCTTCTCGCTACCGCTGGCCATCTTCCCCACCTCCTGCGCCGCCCAGCCGGCGGGGGGAGGATACCCGCCCTCGCCCGGAAGTGGGGGCCTGTCCAATCGTTGCCCAGGACTTGTCCAACCGCGACCCGCCGCCCCAGGTTCGCCCCAGGCACGAAGATGCCCCGGTCCCGCACACTCGCGGGCCGGGGCATCCCTGGCGACTCAGGCGGGCTGAGGACCCGTCAGACGGCAGCCGACCAGCCGCCCGTCACCTGGAGCGTCGCGCTGCACACCGAGCCATCGTTGTCGGTGAACGTCTCCGACAGGTCGGTGATGATGCAGTCCGCCTCGTCCGTCGCGTCGCCGTCCTCGTAGACGCGCACGAGCAGCGGCTCCTTGTTCACCTGGGCGGTCTCGAGCTGCTGGTAACCCGCATCCCCACCGATGAACAGCTGCTCGAGGCTCAAGGTCGAGTCCCGCCGACCCGGGATGTACTCGGCGTCGTCGCTGTCCTTGTGGCTGACATCGATCGCGGTCTGCGTGCGCGAGCGCGTGAGGCCCCGCTGGTACGCGACCTTGGTCCAGACGGGGACGCCGACAGTGCCGGTGTTGACGTACAGGACGATCTTGGTGCCGGCGACCGGCGTGGTGTTGGTCGGCATGGGCGGGGCTACTCCTCGTAGAGCCCCAGGGTCACCGAGATCACTCGGCCCTGGAGCGTGTCGTCAGTCGGCGCGATGCCCGGAGGGTCAGCCAGCGCCAGCCAGTTCACCTGTGATTCTACCGTGAGCGTTTGGCGATGCAGCAGCGTGCGCACCCGCTCGGCGATCGTGTCGATCAACAAGCTCGATCCGGTGTCGTCTGCGTAGACGAACACGTCGCGGATGATGCGCCGGCCGGTGAAGTCCTTCGTGTCCTCGATGGCCCCAAATTCCCCCGGCGTGTGGATCAGGGGGCGGGGCGCGGCTCCGGGGATGATCTGGCCGGTGAAGATGCACGGGGCGCCGCGGTAGGTCCCGAGCAGCGCCGTGAGCGTCGCGTCACCGGCAAGGCGGGCGTATATGGCAGAGACGACGAGACTCATCGGCCCCTCAGCGCCTGCTGGATCTTGGCCCAGGAGAGCCGCACACCCGGCCGCAGGTAGGGGCGCGGGGCTTGGTTGATCGAGCGGCCCTTGGAGTCGGTGCCCACGAAGCCGAGCTCCTGCCGGCGCGCGTACTTGTCGGCAGCGCCCTTGCGTACGCCGATCACGCCGCGCACGCGCAGGCGCTTGACCTCGACCTCGTGCACGATGTTCGAGCGCAGGGCGCCCGTGATGACCTTGGGCGGCTCGCCGGGCTTGGAGGGCTCCATGCCGACGCGCGTTCCCGATCGCGTCGTGCGCGTCGCCTGGCCGCGGCTGACGAGCTGCTGGGAGCGGTTGGCCGCGATGATCGCCGCCTTCGCCATGCGGCGCTCCAGCACCACGCGCACCCGGTCGAGAACGGCCTCGGGACCGCTGGCGCCGGTCACTGGTTCGCCTCGATCTCGCGCAGCTCGGCGCGGCCGTGGGTAAGCGCGCCCATGCGCGCGAAGAAGGACCGCACCTCGTAGCAGGTTCCGTCGGCCGCTTCGAGCACGTCGTTGCGGAGCAGCTTCTCGCGCGCGCCGCAGTGGGCGACGTGAGTTGCGTCGGCGTCCGAGCGCCCGCCCCGCCTGCCGTCGCTGGCGTTGCCCGCCGACCCCGATCCAATGCGGCACCGGATCTGCCCGATGCGCTTCTTCGACGTGACCCAGCCGCCTTGGCCGTCGGAGTCGCGCGTTGGCCGGTAGAGCGTCACCCGGTCGGTGAGCATCCCGCGGATCACACGCTCACCAGGGCGTGGTGCTCGAGCGCCTCGCGGACGGCTGACGGCATCGCGCCCTCGCGGATCACCGACACGTCGCCGACCTTGGCCGTCGTCACGCCGGGGTTCTCGCTGCCGTACGCATCGGCCAGCCACCAGAGCGTGGCCAGCTGCACGTCGGCGGGAACGGTGGCGTCGCCGCCGGTGTACGTCACGAGCCAGCGACGGATGCCGCAGCCCCAAACGGTGCCGACGGTCAGCGGGACGCCATCGCTCGCCCGGTAGACGATGCCCGCGGTCGGGTCGACGTCGTCGTCGGCGGCCAGTTCGTCGGCGGTTGGAGAGCAGACGAGGTCGCGCACGGCGATCGTCTCGCCCTCATCGACGGGCGGGAAGCCGAGGGAGAGTCCGGGGCCGCCGCCGTCGAGGTACTCGATGCGCGCGGCCGATGCGTAGGCGCGGCGGGTGTGCTGCCGGACGCGGGCCGAGATCAGCGCGGTCAGCTTGGCCACGCGCCCGTCTGCATCCTCGGCGATGCCGAGGTGCTCCAGCGCGTCGGTCAGAGTGACGAGGTCGGCCATGCGGTGTCACGCCAGGAGAGGGGTGAGCGGGCGCCGGATGGAAGGACGGCGCCCGCTCGATGGGAGGTCAGGACTAGGCCGTGAAGGCGTCCGGCTGCTTGCCGACGGCGTGCAGGTGGTGACGGATCGCCGTGGCGCCCGAGATGGTCCCGGCGCCGTGCGTGCCGACGTGGTTCACGACGACGCGGCAGAACCGCTTGTTGCCGACGTATCCGACGCGGTAGGACTTCGCGGCGTTGGCCGGAGCGTCAGCCAGCATGAACTGTCCGGAGGCGGCAAGCACCTCGCCGTTCGCGCTGTCCGGGTCGATGTACATGTCGGCGATGGCGACGTCGGTGTACGTGCCGCCCGACGTGTCGCACTCTTCGAGCTCCAGGCTGATGTAGTTGGAGCCGGTCAGCGTGATGCCTGCGGCACCGAGCGTCACGATGATGGTCGTCGCGCCGAGCAGCGGGTGCTCGACTGCGGCGCCGTTCACGTCGGCAGTGCGGCTCACGAATGCGAGCGCGTCCACCACCTCGGGCATTGCGATCAGGTCGCGCATGGTGTGGGTCCTTCGTCAGGGGGCGTGTTGGGGTCGTTGGGAGAGCGGGGTCCAGGGCGCCGCGGACCTCTCGGCCGCGCGACGCCCCAGGCGAGGGACTACTTGCGGTTGAGCCGAGCCCAGGCGCCGGCGATGCCGTCGGACGCTCCGGTGCTGCGGTAGATGAACCGCCAGGAGACCGCGTCCTCGGCGAACTTGAACTCGGTGCTGCGGTCGATCCGGATCGGGCTGCGCTCGACGATGACGTACCGCGACCAGTTGCCCATGAGGAGCATCGGGTCGCCGTCGGCGCCGGCGGTCGCGTCCGGGAAGTACTCGGACTCGTCCAGCGGGTAGCCGTTGAGCGTCGCCGGCTGGCCTGCCTGCTGGCTCGGCTGCCAGAGGTACGCGCCGTCCGTGGTGGTCGAGCCGCCCGCGCGCAGCTTGCGCAGGAGCTTGATCACGTTGCGGTGCGCCGTGTAGCGCGCCCCGGCTCGGTACTGCTTCTTGAGCTGGTACTCGAGGTCGATCACGTCGTCGTACACGATCGCCGTGGTCGATCCCGCGATGTCGAACTCGCGGTTCGTACCGAGGGTCTCGGTCAGGATGCCGAGCGGCTGACCGTTGCCGTTGCCGGTGAGGTAGTAGCCCTCCTCCTGCTCGGTCCGATACGTGGTGTACCCGCCGATGATCCGGTCCATGAGGACCTGACCGCCGTCGTCCAGCCACTCGCTCGGGGCCGCGAGGATCTTAGTGAACTTCTGCGGCCGGTACACGCGGTATCCGACCACGTCAGCGACGTCGGTCTCGGTGATCGTCTCGCGCTCGCCCGAGCGGGTGAACGTGTCCGTGTGGTCGAACGTCGGGATGCGGAACTCGTGGCTCCGGGTCGTCTCGACGCGCGCCATGCCGCGGATCATCGTCGGGTCGCGTAGACGCTCGATGATCGTGT